CTGTGCACTACGTGTGTCAGATGCGTTTTGGGTGGCGGCAACGAGGGGACGATGTGGGGACTATTCAGGCCGCATGTCGCCTAACGACTGGGCGCAAGCATCAATGAACGCCTACAACATCCATGAAGCTGACGCGATGGTTATCGAAACCAACCAGGGTGGGGAAATGGCAGAGGCCACACTACGCAATGCAGGATTTAAGGGCCGCATTGTTAAGGTGCACGCAAGTAAAGGTAAATTCGCCCGCGCCGAACCAATATCAGCACTATATGCCCAGGGCAGAGTAGCCCACACTGGCAGCCTGTACACGCTGGAAAATCAAATGATGGAATACGTGCCAGCTACCGCAAAAAAATCCCCTGACCGTATGGATGCGATGGTGTGGGGCATCACTGAATTAAGCCAACCACAGGCAATGGGCCTCATGTTACCGAAGCGCCTGCGCGGATTTTAAAATCTGCCTCACAATCACCCACAAGTTTTTCTATTTTTCGCGTAGCAACGCGTAAACATGTATTCAGGAGTAAACATTATGCCATCAAATTTAGATTTGGCGGTTAATGCTGCCTTGTCACAACGTCAGGCGGCCTATGCCCGCTATGCAGCCGCCAACCCATTCACTATGGGGATAGATGCCAAACGCGATACTGCATGGAGTGAATACGGATTCAAAGAAGAGATCACGTATAGCGACCTATACAAATTGTATCGACGTGGCGGTATCGCTCATGGTGCTGTAGAAAAGATTATTACAACTTGCTGGCGCACAATGCCAATGATGATCGAGGGAACAGAAGACGAGAAAGCGGAAACGGAAACACCCTGGGAAAGAGAAATCAAGAAACGGTTTGATAACAGGTTCTGGCGCATCATTGCCGAATGTGACCGCCGCCGCCTCATTGGTCGTTATGCTGGCCTGTTGATTCATGTCAGAGATAACCAGCCGTGGGATCAGCCAGTGACAAAAGGCGTAGGCATTGCCAAATTTACCCCGGTATGGGCTGGCGCTCTTACACCGAAGGACTTCGAAGAAAACCCTGATAATGAAAACTATGGCCTGCCTACATGGTGGGAATACAAGGAACGCATTAACAATAAGACCATTGCAAGAAAGATCCACCCTGACCGCATATTTATCTTTGGTGACTATTCTGATGATGCTATCGCTTTCCTTGAACCTTCCTATAACGCATTTGTGTCACTGGAGAAAGTGGAGGGGGGTAGCGGTGAATCATTCCTGAAAAACGCCGCCCGTCAGCTTGCTATCTCATTCGATAAGGATATTGATTTTCGTTCCCTGGCAGCTACATACGGATGCGACGTCACAGAGCTACGCGAAAGATTCAATGAGGCTGCGGCTGAAATGAACAAGGGTAACGATGTGATGATGGCATTACAAGGGGCGACAGTAAGCCCGCTGGTGACTGCCGTATCTGACCCGTCAGCAACCTATGACGTCAACCTGCAAACAGCCGCCGCTGGTATTGATATTCCGACCCGCATCCTGGTTGGGAACCAGCAGGGCGAACGCGCATCAACCGAAGATCTCCGCTACTTCAACAGCCGCTGTATGACCCGCAGGGAGGAAATCGGCGGTGAGCTTGAAGATCTGTTTCGCAAGATGGCAGATCTCCGCCTTGTCAGTATGCCAGTCGATGTATCAGTCTTATGGGACGACCTAAACGCCATGACCAAAGCCGAACTACTGGAAGCGGCATACAAAATGGCACAAATCAATCAGGCTTGTTTGGCTACTGGTGAAGAAATATTTAGCGGTGACGAGATCCGCGAGGCTGCCGGATACGATGGCCCAGCCAGTGAAGTAGAAACGGAAGAGGAGGACGATGATGAAGGTGAAGAAGATAATCAGGCGAATACCTCCAGCCGCGATAATGCCATCTAACACCGAAGACCCGACCATGACAGGGAAGTTAAGGTCTGGTGCTATCAAGCGTTTTAAAGCCTGCCTGAAGAAAGTAGCCGATCCATATATTGCCATACTGGACAGAATACAATATACCCTGGCTGTTAATAAAAAATACACCTTCCAGATCTACATCGACGAATTACATGATTTGCTGGAAGACGCCAGCGACATGATTGATGAAATATTCGAGTTAACCGACCCGGAAGACTTCTGGTTCTGGCAGGAATACGTGAAGGTGGCGTATCAGCGTGGCACTTCCCAAGAGTACGCTAACCTCGCCAATCAGTCAGTTACATATTCCAGGGCTTACCCCGAAGTGTCAGCGGTATTAACCAGCCAGACCTATCGCACGCGCCTTGCCCTGGTTCGTACCCGTGTATTTGAAGAGATGCGCGGGCTGACCGCGCAGATCAAGAAGGATATGGCCCGCCGATTAACCGAAGGCATGGCCCGTGGCTTAAACCCACTTGAAATAGCGCGCACATTGCAGCAGGAAACGCAATTGCCGCTATACAGGTGCAAACGTATTGCCCGTACTGAAATATGTACAGCGTTGCGCACAGCGCGTATGGATGAGGCAGAAGCAGCTTCAGAAGAGCTTAACTTGCGCACCATGCAAATGCACATTTCGGCATTGTCACCGACTACCAGGCTATCACACGCACAGCGACACGGGAAAACATACACCATAGAAGAGCAGCGCGAATGGTGGAGCAGATCCCCTAATTCAATTAACTGCAAATGTAGCACGATTACCGTATTAGTTGACGAAGACGGTAATATATTAAACAAACGAATATTAGATCGGGCGCAAGAAAACTATAAGGTTGCGCACGCTAAATATGGCGAAGATTGGGAGTAAAAACCGTGAGTAAAGAACTGATTCAGGTTAATACCAAATTAACCGCTAATACCATCCGCCGGGAAACATATAACGGGCGTGAACACATTGTAGTCCCGTCGTATACGTTGCCCTTCAATATCGTTATGAATCGTGAATATTACCCGGAAGCCGAAATCATTGCTAATTATCAATCTCTGGAAGGCACGCTCGCACCGCTGGGCCATCCTACGGTTGACCTTTGAACTTCACTTCCTGTGTTACATAACCAATGTAGGAAATAACAACAGTCTGTCCTTTTTCTACACCAGAAAGGGTAAATACACCATCCAGGTCAGTTACAGCTCCTGTCTTTTCGGAACCTTTCACCTTGACCGTTGCACCAATAATTGGTTCACCAGCAGCGTCCTTTACCACACCCTTGCAAACAGCACCCTGCTGTGTTACCTGGGCTACACCAAATGTACTTGAGGAAGGAACAGTACTCGCATTGGCGCCACCTACTAAAATCGTAGATAGTAATAGGGTCATGCCAAACTGACTTTTTTTGCTCATAATTGTTTGGTTTTAATTGTTATATTATGTAGTATTATAGAGATAATCAGATTCTTAATTATTTAATTGTCTGACTAAATATATATTTTATATTAATGATTCTTTATGCTTAGGCTTATTTTAATTAATAACCGGTTGCAAATTTACGATAAATTTTAATAAGTTGTCTGAAAAAAAGTTAATAATTGCAAAAGGGGCAAAAAAACATATAAAACTTGCTTTTTCGCCCCTCTTTATCCTTATTTATATATAATGTGGGGAAGTTAAGTGAAGTTATCACTCCCCTTAACTTCTATCATCAGCTGAAGAAACTGTAGCCCCAGATAGCCTGCATCATCCTGGCACAAAGCGAGGAGAAATTCTGATAGAGCTTGGGCGACCACTTCGTCATGCCATACAGCTCCTTCTTCTCCAGAAACATCTCCTCGGTCCATTCGGTATAATCATACTCATTGAAGTAGCGGGAGTAATCGCTCAGATTATCTGCCGTAAAGCGGAGACGGGGGTCGATGGTGCCAAACCACTCGATACTCATCATCTGATGAGCAAAGGTGGCGAAGGTGCTCTCATGCTTGATCAGGTTGAGATGCTTCAGCACGCTCCATACGCAGAACCAGTGGTTTTTCCGGGTAACCAGATTCACCATCTTGGAGATGGATTTCTTCAACTCCTCCAGATCCACCGAACGGCCCTTCACCGTAAGATAGAATACCTCATTATGAAGCGACTGCTCGAACTCCTCCGGAAATTCTATGGCACGGATGCGCTGCGTGATGATCTGGTATTTAGCCACAGCATCCACAAGCTTCAGGAATTCCTCGTTCGTGAAATTCACTTTTATCAGCGAAGCACCCAACTGGCTTACATCATCTGCACTATTGAGAAACAGCAGGAGCAGATTCTGGGGCACCAGATGCTTCAACTCCCTTCTCGCCTGGAGCCATTGATTCACATCGAGCGGTTTGCCATCGTTGTCGTACTGCAGATTGGAGAAATAGAGTTCCAGCTTTTCGCTGCTGTCCTTTTCTGAGATGTATTTCTGTATCGCCCATTCCGTTAATCGGGCCGCTTCC